TGTCCTAAAACACCGTAACCATTATAACCCCAAGTATATAATTTACCGGTTACATCTAAAGCAAAACAGAAAGCGTATCCTGCACCAGCAGTCCAGAAAGCGTCAATCTTATTACCATTGAAGTAAGTAGTCTTATTAATTTTTGTAGGTCTATTTAAATTAGTTGTATTGTTTTGTCCTAATTGACCGTATCCATTGTAACCCCAAGCCCATAGTTCACCGTTAGTATCTAACGCATAAACAGAGTGTGTATTTGTGTTATTGTCTCCGCCCCAATTAGTAATGTAAATTCTTTTAATTCTTGTATCTTTCAATGTATGCGTTGAAGTGTTAGAAGCTTGATAAATTTCTTGGTATGTTCCACCAGGTCTTGTCGGATATCCTCTATTAGAATCAGCAGCGTCACCATTTTGTCCGTGACCTCCGTAACCCCAATGGTATATTTCACCATTATTAAATAGTGCCATACCAACTTCATATCCAGATAATAGTTGAATTGCTTTTGGTGGTTCTCCATCAGGAGTAGTATGAATACCACTACCACCGTTATCTGTACTTCTGTACCAGTCAAGGAATGGAAATACCATACCAACACCAGTCATAACAGAACCAGTTTCTAATCCGTTTTGACCGTTAGAGTTTGAACCCCAACTTGTAATTGAACCTCTACCGTTAATGAAACAAGGCCAGTTATAACAATTCGCTTGTTGGAATTGTCCAGGCAATCTGTATAACGGATGGTCATCACCGATAGGTCCGTTTTCATTACATAATGCCATTGCTTCTAATCTGTTTCCACTAAAGAAGTTTTGATAACCTCTTGCTTTTTTCTGTGTAGTTACCACAGAGAATTGTACAGCTGCACTAGAATATAATACTTGTGCGTCAACAGCTAATACATCAGCAGCAGCGTTGTTTTCTCCACCAAGTAATTCAGGTTCGTTATTATTTTCCCATTGTGCGTTTTGCATTCCTCTTTTTTGGTCTCTAGCGATTTCTATTTGAAGAGCTCCCCAAGTACCAATTGCTGTCACATCAAAAGTAAAGTCAGGTGCACCACCAGCTCCTATAAGTGCGTCAGCCAAAGTAATTGTTTCGTTAACAGCATATCCTAAACCTCCCATTTGACCACCAAGTGATTTCTTGGTAACAGCGACTGAAACTACAGCACCGTTGTTGTCTACTTCTACATCAAATGTTGCGTTTGAACCAGCACCTGAAGTTGAAGTTGGAGTTAAGTTTCTGTAAATACCAGGTTTTCTTTTGTAATGTGCAGTAGAGAAGTTGCCAACCGTTTTAGCAGATTGGTAACCTTCGACCGTTATGTTAACCTGTGGTGTATTATAACCGTTCGTTCTTCCTGCACCACTATTTTCAGCAGCGGCAGTAATATTTGTAGTATTTACGAAAGGATAAAATCCTGCTTGTCTAGCAGGAGAAGCAGAAGTAGATGAAGTGTCTATTGTTGCAACAGCACCACTATCTGTAATTGTTTCGTCATCAAATTGATGTTCTTCTGAAATTCTTTCCCAATACTTATTTGCGTCTGTATCAGTATCTTGGTCCCAAGGTAAAGTACCTGCAACACCAGATGTGTGTTCTCTCAAACAGACATAAGTTGCTCTAATATTTTGTATTTGGTCTCCAGAATATTGATTGTTTGTAGAAAAGTCATTATCTACAGGAACATTAATATGTACTAAGTCATTTGGATTGTAAACTATAGAAGCTTCACTATGGTCACCTCTCCATTTAAATGATTGTCTGATTTCTTTCCATACTTGGTTTTCGGCAACGACCATTTTAGGTCCCCAAGTAGCAGAAGGATTATCAAAGTTGAAGATATAGATTTCTTTTGGAGTTTCAGCAGTAATCTCTATTCTAATTTCTCTTTTAGTAGCATTGTTAAATGTACCAGAGTTAAAGTAGTTACCACTTGCAGTTCCACCACCAACAGACTTACCGTCTAGCATATAGGTTACATCTGTGTGGAATAAATTTGTTTCTTTTGATGTAGCAGAGTTAGAAAATGCAATCTTATTATCATCAAAGTCATTACCGTCTTGGTATAATACTAATGTATCACCAATTTTGTATTGTACTTCTGTTTGAGGCCAAGTAGATTCACCGTCCCATTTATAAGCATTACCACCAGTACTTGCTGATGTAGCAATTGTTACCCTTGCATATCTTTTTTGTTGAGCTTCTGTTCCAGTATCAGGTGCTACTCCTGTAGTAGACGAGTTTTTAACGCAAATATAATCAGAATTGTTGTGTAATACAACATCATCTTTTATATAAGCCTTCGTACTCGAATAATCACCCTGGTAATTGAAGAACAGATTACCAATTCTAGTTTTTGTTGTTGCCATTTTTATATCTTCCTATTTAACTATTATTTATATTGTTTCTATTACCAAGTCTCCAGATTTATCAATGTTTATTTGCATACTTCCATTGATAAATTCAAATCCTTCAGTTGCGTCCGTACCATCAAAGTAAGCACTCTCTTTTTGTATTAACTCATTTGCATTTGTTATTACTCTTCTTTTTAATGATAAATCTTCATCATCAATTGAAAGTGTTTGTAATGTAGGAGTTCCTTGTGCGTCAACATATGACTTATTAACTAAATCATTAGCCGCAGTTGGAGTAATAGCAGTTTGTGCCTGTGCAGAAAGAGTAATTATACCATTGTTTTGTGTTCCAATAGATAAGTTAACATCTGTTCCACTTGTACCTGTTGTAGAGATATTACTTCCAGAGGCAGTAATTGAACCAGCAGTTAATGAGTTAACTGATAAATCGTTTTGTCCTCCACCAAGTTGACCATCTACATAGGTCTTAATCGCTCTTTCGGTAACTAGAGCAGTATCAGAATTATCTGCTAATGTTCCGTCAGTACTAAATTCATTAATCGTAGCACCGAAGTTACCTTGTGCGTTTGAGCCTAAACTCAATTCTTGTAATCCAGAAAGGTCAAATGCTTCAGCGTTCAATGTCGCCTTACCAGTTGCTTGTTCGATTTGGAATAAGTTACCAACTCTAAAGTTACCGTCTTGGTCAGTAGATGAGTAGAATACTCTTCCTCTATCTGCCTCAAAGACTTCATCATTTGCGTCAGGTAATTGTGTTGGTGTGTTAGGATAATTTGTTGATACAATATCACCAGTACCTACATCTAAGAAGTCATGTCCAGTCAATCTAATGTTTGAGTAATTACTTCTTAATGTTGCAGTTTCAGCATGAGTTGGAGCGTTAGAAGTTGTAAATTTAGGATTTACTCTAACAAGTCCAGCGCCACCAGCGTAACCGGTTACACTAACAACATAATATGCTTGACCGGATATTCCAGCAAATTCAATAATGTCACCACCAGTTGGTGATTTAGATAATCCTGTTAGTCTAACAAAGGCAGTACCTTCACTAGAGATTTCAGCATAACCGTCACCAGTAATAGTTGCAGTTGTTGTTTCTGTTTTATATCCAGAGCCACTTGTTGTTACCGTAGTCTGTGAAATTACACCGTCACTAATGTGTGATGTTGCAGTTGCTACCGTACTTGCGTTAGGGTCTGTAATTGTTACCGTTGGTGCACTAGAATAACCGGCACCTCCGTCTAATATAAGAATTTTTGAAATTTGTTGATTTTCTACAACTGCTCTTGCGAGTGCGTTTCTACTAGGAGAACCACCACCACTTAAAGCAACTCTTGGTTCAATTTCATATCCTGAAGTTGTATCAAATGCAGTAGCAGGAGATAATCCAGAGTTTACGAATACATCAAAACCGGCAGAGCCTGCTTCTTTTTGTATCGTTGCAGTTTTTGTAGAAGCAACATAGTCAGCGATAACTCCTGTGTTACCATAACCAGTTCCTGTATATACCGTAATTCTCATACCATTGTAGAAGTCATCAGGTTGTGAATCAGAAGCAGCAAGTTTAATTGTACTTGCAGTTCCTGCTTGTGCATAACCTGTTGTAGTAAAGTGTGTTGAACCGGTAGTGTTAATCTTTATAAAGTTTACAGCACCGTCAGCATGAGTTGTTGATACAGCACCAGAGGCACCGGATCCAGCAATTGAGACAGCAGAAGATGAGTAAGCTTGTCCAGCATATTGTAATTCTAATCTTCCAATACCTGAACCGGATACTAATACTCTTCCTACTTGTGCTTCATTATTTCTTAAATCTACAACAGCAGTATATGGTGTTTCTGTTGAGTCAATACCAGCAGCTGTTGAACCGTATTCACCGTAAGAGTTGTTTGAGTTCAAACTTCTCATAACAGCACCACTATCACATAAGTAACCGTGATGTGCGTAATATGTAAATACAGATACTAATTCTGATTTAGCATTATTCAATGCCCAAACTCCAACACCGTCAGAAGAGACTTGTGTAAAGTCGTTTGCAAGTATACTTCTGTTTCCAGAGTTGTGTAATGAACCGTCAATCTTAATACCAACAGAACCGAATCCAAAGTGAGTACAATTCTGAATAAATGGTGATTTAGTTGAAATGTGTGTAGTCGTATCAGAAACTCCAGTTCCTGGGTCTAATGCAAATACAACACCACTTCGTGTTGCACCGTCAGCTGTATTAGGTCTTGCAACTCCGTAAGAGTCAGCAGTTCCCATAGTTCCAACCATTCCAGTAAATGTAAATTGTGCGACCGTTGTACCGTTATGTACTCTAAACATATCAGCACGATTGTTCGGAGTGTTTGTTAATCCAGTAGCTGTTGAGTTACCAGCAGCAGGTTTAATTCTTGTACTTCTAACACCGTCTCCAACTACTTGTGTATTAGCAGATAAGATGATAGGTAATGCTTCTTCGTATTCTCCAGTTTTAACATAAACCGTTTTGAATACACTAGTAGCAACATTGCTATTAATCCAAGTTGTTGCATATTGCAAAGTTAACCAAGGTTTGTCTAATGAAGTTCCTCTTCCTGTATCAGAAGAAGGATCACTATCTGTACCATGTTTTGCAACATAATAAACACTAAAACTAACCCCAGGTATTGTCCAACTAACATCTGTTCCATTTGATGAAACAACTGAACCAGCTGTACCGATTGGCAATCTAATATTTTGTGTAGCGTTTCTTGTTAATATGTCACCTCTTACCGTGGTAACAAAGTTTGAATCTCCTTCAGCAAGTAGGTCCCAATAAACTCCGCCTGTATCATAATCAGGTCGTAATGCGTCTCCTACAACAGCAGTAGCTGTGTGAGCAAGTTTACATCTATAAGATGATGAACCGTAACCAATTGTGTCGCCAGGTGCATAAGCAGTTCCGTCTGTCCAATTGTTTCTCCAGTTAAATCCTTCGTTTAATAAATCCCAAGTCGCAGTAGTTGTTGGTACAACTCCAGTTGCGTCTTGTTTTGCAACATAAGTGTGACCACCATATTTTACTACATCACCAGTTTTGTATGCAGTACCACCAGCATATGTACCTTGCATTTTGAAACCAGTTGTTAAAACCGTCCAATATGAAGCGTTGTTATATGGTGTTTGACCTGTTGATTGTTGTTCGGCAACATAGTTGTAACCACCGTAGGTTACAATGTCACCTGCTTGATATGCAGTACCCGAAGCATATGAATCTTCAAATTCTAGTCCTGAAACGAATAAAGTAAATTTAGAAGTATCAATAGTTGAAGCGGCAGTATGTTCAACCGTACAAATGTAAACATTCGCACCGTACTTTGCTAAATCGTTAACTTTATATGCAGTCGCAGAAGCATATGTTCCTGTCCATTTAAATCCTGGAACAAATGATGTCCACTTTGAAGTGTCATCATATAAATCTGTTTGTGAAGCGTGAGCAGTATTACATACAAATGTAGAACCACCCCATTGGACAACATCATCTACTTTATAGTTAGTAGAACCTGCCCAAGCACCTTTCCATTCTTGTCCAGCAACCATCTTTTTCCATTTAGTCGCTGTTAAATCTGTTTCAAACGCTGATGAACCTGTATGGTTCGCCATCGCCACGAAGCTATTTCCTCCGTATCTTACAACATCATCTTTGATGTATGCCGTTCCTGTAACCCAATCTCCTTTGAAGTGAAATTTAAGTCTACCTAGAATAAAATCTGCCATTTTTATCTCTCTCTATTTAATTTTTACAAATACCTGTTAATATTGTTTTGGGTATAATAATTTCCTCCACTAGGTGTCCAGTTGCTTCCAGTAGAAGCAGTCGCTGTTTCGCTAGCGGCGTATGTATAGTCTTGCTGATACCTTGCAACAAGATTACCGTCATCATTTATGAAATAAAAAAGTTTCAACGGATCAAATCTCGTTTGTTGATACTTCCTAAACTGAGCATTCGTTTGATAGTGTGCGTCTGTACTTTCGTCAAAATCACTTTGTAGTGAATTTTGAACGGTACTTCCATCACTTGTTTTACCAAGTGCCATACCTTCAAAACCATTAAACCCAAATCCTTCACCAGAGTTAACTTCAATTGTCTCATTACTATCTAATTTTACTTTAGTATAGATTAAAAGACCGTTAACATCACGGTTAAGGGAGTGCATTGCATATTCGTTAGAGATTTGAAAACCAGCAGCGTCTGTTGCTACTGCTTGTGAAGCTCCTGTTGGTAATGCTAATGCCATTTAATTATTCCTCTTCGTTTCTTTATATTTATACAATAACCAGCGTCTAAAAACTATTAAGTGTTTTCTAATACCGACATTACCGTATCTGTATTTCCATGAGACGCAATAACTCGTATAATGTCATTTGCCTCAAGGTTTACTGGTTTATCTAATATAAATGTGTTGTTTTGTGGAATGATGATATTAGACATCATAGTCTTAAAAGTTGTTCCACCGTCTATCGTTATTTTCACATCAACTTCTGCTGGAGTATCAGTTGAAGTATTTGAAATGTAAATAGCGTGTAATACAGCAGTACCATTTGATGGCGCTGTATAAACATTTGAAGTTGAGTCATCAACTTGCGAGTTTGTCATTCCTGCGTTTTTAAAAGCACTAGCCATTTATTATCCTCCAAACACAACAGCAAAGGCGAGAATATCTCCGGTCAATGCTAATGTTCCACTAGAATTTGGTAGTTTAATCGTTCTATCAGCTGTTGGATTTTCTACCGTTAATGTTGTTTCAAAGGCGTCAGCTGTGTTACCTTCAAAAATAATGTTTGCATTATTAAAAGTTAAGTCAGTAGTTGCAATAGCACCTGCTGTTAATACTGATTGAATATCAACCGCAGAAGCACCACCTACTTCTTTAATAGTACTTGAATTTTGTTTAGTATAAAACTTACCATCAGCAATGTTCATTGCCAATTCACCAATTTCTAAATCAGATAATTGAGGAACAGCAGAAGCTGTAAAACTTCTTTTTGGTTTTAGGACTTGGTCTGCCATTAGAACAATCCACCGTCAATAGTATTCAATTCAACAGCACCACTTGTTACCGTAAATTGTGTACTATGAAATGACGCAACTCCTTTATTACTTGTACTTGCGTCTTCGCCAGCAATTGTAATTGAAGAACCTGAAGCAGAAGTATCAATTCCTTCTCCAGCAGAAATAGTTAATGTATTTCCTAATCCAACCGTACCAGTTCCAGTCTCACCAGCAAGTAAAAGATTTGGATCCGCAAGTTTAGAGTTTGCAATACTTCCTGCTAACATAGCACTTGTAATTCCAAGCGCCTTAACTTGTAGTTTGTCTGATACTACTTCTATTGTCTGGTTATCGACATTAACATCTAAAGTGTTTCCTGATTTTACCATAGCTGCACCGGCAACTACTTGACCAGCACCAGAGAATTGTGATACAGGTAATTCAGTATTGTTTGAAAGTGTATTATCGTTTAATGTTGGTGTACCGTTGTGAGTGAATACATAACCGTTATCACTATTAGCAGTACCTTCTTCTACGAAAGTAAATGTACCACCAGTTAAGTCAGTACCTAAATTTGCGTCTAATGCTCTTGTTAATCTCCAGTTAGAAGAACCGTCACCAACGATTTCTACAAAGTAAATACCGTTTTGTCTAGCTTCTGTTTGGTCTTTAACTACAACTCTGTCATTTACTAGCAATGAAATACCGTCAATTGTTAAAGCGGCTTGAGTTGCGTTGTTGTCTAATCTTCCATTTGATTGGTCATATGTTGCAGATAAGTTTGCTGTAGTAGCAACTCTACAACTATCTTTTACATCTAAACCACTTGAAGCACTATCAACATATTCTTTTGTTGCAAGTGAGTCAGCAGCGAAACCTGCTCTATCTTTATAACCACTAGGTACGGTAACCGTTCCAGTTCCGTGTGGTGTGAAAGTAATATTTCTATTTGCAGCTGATGTAGCAATGTCTTGTCCATCTATTGTTAAATGGTCAACAACTATATTTGTTAATCCAGCAATGTCAGTTGTAGTAGCACCGAGAGTTAATGCAGTAGTACCTAAGGTTACACCGTCATTTGCAAGTTTAACATTTGATACGGCACCGTCAGCAAGTTTTGCTGTGCTAATTCCACCGTCTTGTACATTTATAGTAACCGTATTACCGGAAACTGCTGTATCAATCGTTCCATCACCTGTAAGTAATAGAGTCGAGTTAGTTGAGTAATCTGTTGTTGCACCGGCACTATCTTCAATTGTAAGTGTAGTATCTACAGCGTCAAATCCTAATTGAGCTTCTGTACCAGAGGCAGAGATTACTTTTAGAAATTGTCCTTGAGAACCTGCACCGTCAGGTAGTAATAGTGTTGATGAATTTGTTAGTGATAATGGAGCCTTTAAAACAATGTTGTTTGAACCGTTGTTTGTAGCCTCATTAAAAGTTATACGACCAGAGTTAGTGGTTTCGTTACCAATTATAATCTCGTCTATTCTTTTATTTGAATCTGTTGTTATTAGTTTTTCAGCAGCGACAGCACCGTTCGTTGTTGGAAATAAACTAGTGAAATACTTACCACCAATTACATCAAGGTCGTTTGCGTTTCCTGAACCGTCTACGCCACCTGCACCTACGAATAGTCTATCACCATTGTTGCCAGCGGTACCTGTACCATATGTAAATGCTAATTCACCAAGTTTTAATGATAGTGGGGCAGCGACATTGGAACTTCTTTTTATTCTGATTATTGTTGACATATCTTAACTCTCTCTTTTGTTACCTTAAACTTAAAATGAACCACCGTTCAATGTTATTGAACCAGTAGTAGTCGAAATCTCGTCTCTCACAACAAACTTATCACTTGTTGCAGAGTACTGAATCATACTACCATCTGCTAAGGTTGAAGCGTCTACATCTGCCATTAATCTAAATTTCAAAGTAGAGTTGGTTACAGCGGTTTGAGCGGCTGCACCTGCAGGCATAGTAACCGACACTTGTTGCGGTCTACTTATCGTTGAATCTATTCTTGCTTTAATTTGCGACACTTTTAGTCTCCCTTAATTGTTAATATTTATAACCGAAGGGTATTCAAAAACTAATAGTATTAAAATAATTAAACGGTCACATTAGGACGAACGGTTATTATACCTTCAATAACCCTGGTTACTACACTATCACTAGTTCTCGTAACCTCTACATCATAAACATATCTTGCTGGAGCATCCAAGGCACTAGATTGAGCAGAAGTCAAAGATAGTGTTATAATGCCTGTAGCAGGGTTTGCTACGGTCGTAGACATCGCTATCCTAGTCTTTGTACTCTCATACCCCTTTGCCATTTTAGCGTCAACGGTATGTCCTGTTAGGTCCCAAGCGGCACCATCATTTCCTGCAAGTGTTATATTTGAGGAAAATGTAGTTCCTTGGTCTATTCTTAGATTTGCTATTGCAGCCATTTATTTAATCTTTTTTCGGTTCTTCTGTTTGAGTTTCTTCTTCTTTTGGAGCAGTTGGATCAATACCTAGAAATTCACAAATCTTAGCATTGTAGTATCTAACTAACACATCAATTTTTTCAAGTTCAACTTCAACTCTCGCTTTATTCTGTACTAACTCTTGTCTAGCGATAACATAATTTTTAGTTCTATCGTCAAACTTCTCTTCATCATAATCTTTACCATTTATCTTAATTGCCATAATTATCTCCTTGTATTATTATTTATAAGCGTTCTTATATCAGATTTTGCCATCATATCTAATTTCTTTTTCATAATAGTCTCTAATATCAGGTATCATTCCCATTTGTTCATCTTTAGGAAACGCTTTTATGATTGGGTCATAAATGTGTTCCTTTCCTTTATATACTTCAAAGTATGGGTCATTGCCAAATAACAAGTCCTTGTCGTTTAACAAATCGTAAAACTTATCACCATAATCTCTCTCTATCCACTTTGCATAACATATCGCCACACAATAACTCTTTGCTGGATAGATAAATCTTTCGACTTGTTCTACCCAATGTCTTTTCGCATTAAGAATAATATCATTATCTTCCCATATAAGATATATCTCCTTATCATTCAATGTATCTTTATGAGTAGGATTTAATCTATGATATACTTCTTGTTTGAGTTTCCATTCTCTCATAACTTATATACTCCACATTCTTACATTCATTCCATTCCGGAATATTAACATTTAACATATTCTGTCTATTTACTTTATAAAACTTTACCGAATGATACGACTTGAAGAGTTGACGCCATTGTAATATCCAATTTTGTAAGTAATATTGACTAGGGTGTTTATCAGACTTGTAATAAGGTTGTCCAGCATATATGTTATTAAATTTATTTGACATACTATATATGTCGTGTCCTATTAGGTAAACTTCTTTCAATTCTGCTACTTCTTTACAAGCAACAAAACCACTTGCAGGACCTGTTGCCCAAGTTAACTCGTCACCACCGTCAACTAAATCTGTAAAACTTTTTACTTTATCACCTGTCAACCAACTAATGTTGACCATATTCTTTCCTGTTTCTTTATCATTGTATCCGTGCAAAACAAAACTATTAGAACCTACTCTTTGATTTTCTACAAGTAAACCTGAATTCCTAATTGCTCTTATATGTCTATACCCAGGAAAGAAACCATTTACCATATTCTCGTAATGTTCGTGTGGTACAGGATTCCAATCTCTAAAATAACATTTAGCCGTATAACTATAACCTGAATGATAAATGCTGTGCATAACAGGATGGTCCATTGCAACTAAAATGTCAGGTGCAAAATCTTTGTACAGATTATTACAACCTAAGATAACACCTCGTCCTTGAATAGTAGAAAATTTAAAACCTTTTCTACTTTGACCATTGCCTATAAGAAACGCTCTATTTGCCATATCTAAAACTATAAGTATCTAACAGATACCTATATCCATTGCAACCATCTTTTAGAGTTTTAACATATCTATAGTGTTCAGTTAAACATCTACCTAAATATTCACACTTACGACATATATCAGAAATATTTTGTTCTTTCTCTTTTTGACACCATACTTCGTAATCAGCAAAACTATCAAGTTCTAAAAAATACTCATTATCATCTTTATCAAAATCTAATACAGCAAATTTACCATTAGGTGTAATATATAAGTGGTCATCACTATATGCGTTGTATTGATGATTAAGAGAATCTTTTATGTTCTCTTCATTAATAAATGCAAATTTATTTTGCTGATATCCTTCTCTTGTTTTTACACTTTTAAATTCTTCTATCATCTTTATTATAAAGTCTTCAAAGTCAGCGTGTGTCGCACCTAATTGATTTGCTTGATTTGTACTATAAGGTTTAATTTCAAATCCTTTAAAGTTTTTATTATCTACACCTAATTTAATCATCTTTGACCAAATACTTTGTGTTGATATTTTCATAACTTCTGGTGTTGCCAACATTAAAACAGAAAACTCAACAGGCAAAGTTCTCATATTATCATAAACTTGTTCGTGTTTCTCTCTGGTCTCCATATCATAACTAACACTTATAAAATAATCAGGATTCATAAACTCACTTCTTACCATAGATAAGTTTGTGTTTATATTAATCTTGTCTTTGTAATATATCTTAATTGCGTTAGTAATCTTTTCTAGGTTGTCTTCTTTTAATACACCTATCTCACCACCATATAAATCAATGTGTTCTATGTCTCTATGAGTTTGTACTTCATTTAATAGTTCACTTAATTTAAAGTGGTCAATACATTTATTATCACCTAATTGGTCAGGCGTAAGATAACACCAATTACATCTAAAATTACAAAAATAAGATGGATTGATTGATAGATTAATTTTCCGCTTCGTCATAATTCAATTCCTCAATAGACTTTAATAACATTCTTTTACTTCTACTAAACAAAATATTTCTTAAAATTGTTTCTTTTTCAAATAGTCCTATCCATAGATAATGATAGTCAATATGATTTCTCATAAACAATCTATTCAGTTCAGCATACTCTTGTTCTTTATCTAAAGTGTAATCTACTCGTTCTAATAGTTCACCCTTTACATTTGCTTGTTGTTCTTTTATTTTATATGATATACCAGATATATGTTTTGTTTTATTAATGATATCTGTTATTCTATCTAATTTGTTTTTACCACCTAACGCCAACATTATATAAAATGGCATATGGTGTTTCTTTGTAAAATGTCCTTCGCAACTTGATATTGGAAGAAAACCTTTTCTAATAAATTCATGGCAATGAGGTAATACACCTTTCTCAACTTCAATGTCAAAGTCTTTGTCAAATGGACTTACTGATAGAGCTAGATACCCATTTGAATAATCTAAATCTTGTTCTTGTGAGGCGTGTATTCTGCCGTTTTCAAATTTTTTATTTTTCATATATTATAATTAAAACATCCTACAATTCGTTCATTGTTAATTAATTTAAATTTACCAACTTTGTGTTCCCATACTTTACTATGATTTAAAAATATTAAATCGTTCTTACCTGGATATAACCAACAAGACAATGACTTTGTTTGTTTATGTCTTACTGATAAAGAACCACCTTGTTCTTCATTACAGGCATTTGTAAAGTACATTAGTATAGCAATGTTAGCTCCTTCTTTCAAGTCATTGTGCCATAGTGTACTTTCATAGTCTACACCATTGACAATGTTTGGTCGTCCGTGTAATTCGTATTTACTAGACACCTTACTAATATATTTATCACCCAAATATTTGTGGGTTGTGGCGAGTGCGTGTGCTACCTTTTCAGTATGTACAGCAATCGTATACTCTTTATCTGTTTCTACAAAAGGTATTTGTATACCTTCAAAGAATTTAAATGGTGCAAGGTCTTTATGTGGCCACACTCCATTTATTACCAGATTTGATAAATCGTGTTCACCCCTCACTTGTCCATCTCCATTTAATTGCAAGTCTTGTCTTTTCTCCCCAATAAGGCATTGCCCTATGTACTAAATGAGAGTCCATAATAAACATTGCGTTTTGTCTAAAGTCATATGTCTTATCTTCAACTTGTATTTGTCCACCTTTATTTAAATCACCTTGTAGATATAATATAATAGTCTTCTCTCCTTTTACATCGCTGTCTGTATGAAAACCTATAATATTCTTTTCTTCGTTTTTACTATTTACAGAAATAACATATCTAACAATACAATGTTTTATGTCAGGTACATTTAATTTACAAATACTATCTACCCAATCCCAGTCGTCTGGTAATTTCTTGTGAACATTCTTCTCATAGACAGGATATTCTTTACCTAGATTACCTAGTTCAGCAATCATATGATTGAGTTCTAAACTTGTCATTACATTATTCTTAACTAACATATTCTCTCTCATAAGGTGTCATTTCTATATGTGATTTATTATTTGCAACCAAAATATCTTTTCCAATTCTTTTCATCTTCTCACAATGTTTCTCTACAACTCCTGCCTCTTTATAATCTTTCACGGTCTTTCTACAACCATTACATATGTTAAACATAGGACAACTATAGCAACTTTTCTTCATTGTAGATAAATTTAAGTCATCTTGTAAAGGTGTAAAAAACTTACCTTTCATTTCTTCTTCAAAGTCTATCGCTTTGTCTTTATCATCACCAAATGCACCACAACTATAGTAGTCACCATCTGGTTGTAAACATCTTATACCTTCATCACATTTTCTACTTAACGGACAACTTGTAGCAGTATCATTTATTGCTAACATCATCTGTCTAGTATTAAACTCCCAAGGTGCTAGACCTGCCTTATAAATCTCTACATACTTCTCATATATATCTGATAACAAAAACGGCTCTTTTTGTTCGCCACTTGCCATTGCATAATTCAATTTACATTCTACACCTGTCTTCTCTTCTCTCCAGAAGTTATGTAATGTGCCTTCAGGTATTTTCTGTTCGGACATCTTCTTTGCAAGTTCAACATTCTTTATTGCGTTGTGTTCATTCTCTCTTGTAATAACGGATATAAAGTCTGGTCTATAACCACAATGTTCTAACATTGCGTCTGAACACTTATAAAAGTCCTCTTCTGTAAATTCAGAATAGTCACCTTTTAATCTACCACCACCATATTGAAAAGAAGTTGTGATACCAACTCTTTCGTTATTAAATAAGTCAACCCACTTACTAGGTTTCTTATAGAACGGCCATAAGTTTGTCGTTAATGCAAGTGAAGTAGTATATTCTCTTTCGTCTAACCAATCAATAATCTTCCAATAGTAATTAGGTTCCATCATTAATGGGTCACCACCATTTACTATGATTGTTTTTGTTTCTGGGAATCTTTCTAAAAAACGAAATATCTGGTCATGTTTTAACCAGTTCTTTTTCTCATCTGTAAGCTGCGTACTAGAACAAAATGAGCATTTGAAATTACAAAGTTCAGTAGGTTTAATTATTAAATCCATTTTCCTATCCAGTTCAATCCTGTAGTAGATTCTTTATTTCTAATCCAGTAATCTTTTAGTTTACCTTCTTTAACTTTGTCAAAACCAAACTGCCACATTATTTCTCTATGATATGGTTCTTTCTGTGCTCTCATTTGATTCATTGTCAGGTGTAACCAATCAAAGTAAGTACCAGACGGACATAATATATCTCTACCTTTAAATATGTTTATCGTATCACACCACATTTGTCTAATTAGTTTTCTGTTTTCTGTTGGAGGTCTGTTCTTCATGTATCCTGCATATTTTAAAGAACCGACTATAACATACTCATTATAGATATGAAACATACCTACGCCCTTAATATAAGTGCTAGGCGTACCATTTTGAACCCATTGTCTCTCGCCTTTTGTTTTTTGTGCAATCTCGTATAGTTCAGGATCCTCTTCTTTCTTGCCTAACCATAAAAACATATGTGCTCGTCTACCATCTATTCTAGGAAGATATGGTTTCTCAACAGGAAAGTAATCTAGTTGTACTTCGATATGTTTAGGAAAATTATAGCCTAATTTAGTTTGCGATATAGTTTCGCTGTACTCGTACATCTTCGATATATCGGTGCGTAAGCTTGTAAACACATTCATCCAACTCCTCCTTGTATCTATAATCATGGTTCATAAAACAGCCAAGTGTACATCTATCTAAAAATTCACAACTACTACAATTATACTTCTCTAGGAAAGAGTTTTCTATTATACTATTGTCTCTTGGTTTAATGGGCGACTTGTATTGACTTATATCTTGTTCTTCTTGTACAAGGTTACCACATTGACATAATGTACCATCTGCTAATACAAGTTTTGAAACTCTACAACTTGCATAATTCTTTTTGTTAAATATCCAATCTCTAACAGGATGAACATTAGGATATTTGTCAACACAATGTTTAAAAAACTTTAATAATAGTTCATCGCCAGGCATATTAAACTTTGCGTGTTCATCTGGCATATAATAATCAAAGTAAATATACTTACCTTGTTTATACAGATAGTCAAAGTATTCATCACCTTCATTTAAATAAAAGTTAATATTAGGCTTTGTAAGTAAACAAGAAAAACAGGTTACTTCATCACCCCAAAATTCTACATTAGATTTAAATATCTCAAAGTCTTTTTTATTAAATCTACCTCGTGGGTCATAACTTGTTGTAAGTCTACTAGGTATATCTTCTTCTCTGGACCAAGTGAGTAAGTCCATAATAAGTTCATTACCTTCATCTGAGGTAACCAAGTTAGACACCCAATTGATTGAAAATTCTTTATTGTGTTTTTGACATATCTTTTTTATGCCTTTTACTAGAAGTTTATATCCGTCATTTAAATCTTTGTTATAGATTGCAGGTGCAAAGACTTCGCCACCCATAATATTAAAGGTGACCTTCATATACATTTCTTTTGAGATAAATTTTTCTATAGAAGGAAGTTTGTCAACCACATTATCAACACCGATTTTATTGTCGTGGTTCTGCCAACAGAAATTACAACGCAAATTACAAAATTCAAATAAATGAATAGTGTACTCTTGCTCTGGGTCTCTTTTGGGGTCTATTAAAAACTCTCGCATTTAAACTCCTATGAGTTTGCGAATAGTCTGTATTTTCCTAGTTTGTCTGTATCGTTAGATTTCTTTAATGAGAAGAGATATTGTAAAAATGTATAATTAATATTTCCAATATCAAATCTAGGAATAAAAGATAGACTAGATGGACTATTCACGGTTTCAGTTATAATTGTATCAAAGTCAGTAGAAGATAAACTTGAAGCACAAGCTTTATCTAAATGGTTCATAAAGTAATCAGGATCCGGAGAGTTTTGGAAATCATATAGGTCTTTAATTAATGCTTTCAATGCAGTTTGTTTGTCTGTTGAAAGACCGTCAATGTTTGCAATATTTACAGCACCTACATTTGCAGTAGGTTTTTGCGTAAATACATCTTCGTCAGCAAATGGTGCTAATGGTGTAATACCTGAAAATGGATTGTCATTATTTAAATCAACATCATCACTAGTATAACCTAATGCAGTTTGTTGATTAGTATTCAAAAGATTTAGAGCAGCACCTTCTCTACTATCTGTTAATACTTCTTTATAAAATCTTTTTAAGAATAAATGCCAAGTAGACAATAAGTTTGCTTGGTGAGTATCAGCACCTGCAAAGTATTCGCCTAATAATAATTCAATTGAGAAATTTAAATTAAGAGCTTTAATTCTATCTAAATCAAGTGTAGGTAATACATTAAAATATCCTGCAACATCTCCTAGACCAGCATTAATTTTTGTTAGCGCTAGCGTGTGAGTAGGTTGCAATTGTGTATTTGCAATAATTTTTTCGTGGTGTAAATTAATATCTAAAAACTTCTGTACTGCTGTTTGGTCAACAAATGGTAACATAGTTTTTAACCAGGTTACTGATAAGTTTAAGTATGCTTCACTATCGCAGTAAATAATAACTTTGGTACCTAGAGTACTTTGTTTTAATTTTACATCTTCAAAGAAACCAGTTAAGTCAGTATACTTACCTGCCATTGCATTAACATTGTGTGAATAGTTAATTAAAGTTCCTCTGTATGTAGTTTGCAGTTCCTGGTGCATTTCATTACCAGTTTCTGCTGATATTACATATCTGTTTGTATGACAATCAATTGAATCGTCAAACGCTAAATAGACTTTATTAAATAAGTGTAGCATATTAGTTTTTCTCTTTACCTTTTAAATATTCTTTTGTATCAAATTTACCTTCGGCAATTGCCCAAGTCATTAAGAATAGTGGATTACTTTCTGTCGCCCAATATTCAAATAAAGATTTACCTTTAAACATATAATCTTTAAAGTACTTCGTATAGTTCTTAACAATACCTTCTTTTTGTATTTGATAATAACTATAAAATTCTTTGTGTTTTAATAATGAAACAAAGTTAATACCTCTAACATCTTCTGTCTCGTCTTTAGGATAACTCTCAACAAATTCATTAAAAGCACCTTCACCAACGATTGACATATTATACAATGGTAGACTTTCTAATTTGCCTTCCCACTTGTCAAGTATTTCTTTGTTCTTTTCTATAACACTCTTATATTTATCTGTCTTTGACAACCCCTTGTGTTCAAATAATACAGCGATTATTTCTTTTTCTAATTTAGGTATATTTACTAACATTTGTGTGTTAAGATATTCACTAATTAGTTCTTCGTCCATATTTAATATATCACAAGGTATATCTAAATTACTTAAATAGGTTAGAAACTGAGCACCTTTTAATGTGCTGTTTTCGTAATCAATAAGATAACTTTCTGTCTTATCTTCAAAGTATTTTTTTAAGTCTTTCAATTCAATCGGTACAATAGTATTAATCATTATCTTCTTCCTCTACTTCCGTGACAACTACTATGACAGCTACTATGACATATAGTTTTTGTTAATGTATAAGTGTTACCTCTTTCAGTAGAATATGCGTTTGCAAGGCTCGACATAAACGATTCTAAATTTGTATCGTCAATTGTTTGACCAGGTTGTAAACTACTAGGTTGTGATGGATTTAATGTTGTTCTTTGTGCAGTTGTTAAGTGTGCAATTTGTGTATCCGAATATTGTGTTCCTGCACCTGTCATACTAACTATAGCGTATGTATTTTTGATATTAGTATAATTATTCATTTCTGCTTTTAGTGTACCGTAAATATTGTTTGCAGTAATTACTGAACCTGCATTACCGATATTAGAACCTGTGATACCAATTGATACAGCACTTATTACTGCTAAAGTATTAACCGTACCTACAGCACCTGAAGAAGTGCCTGATATAATATCGTTTTGTAAGAATCCTGTTTGACCAGCACCTGGATTAATTGTTCTTAATTTTAATACATTGCTAGAATAACTAACTACGATACCAGTTGTTGCAGTTATCGTAGAGTTAACCGTTTCACCTGCTGTATAAGTTCCAGTCACACCTGTTAGTGTTAATTCAAATCCGTCAACAACACCACCAAAATCAGCAGAAGTAAATGAAGAGTGTCCTGGTAGATTATCAGTACCCCATACAATATGGTGGTCTGCTACATCTGTTACCAGTTCTTCAAATCTATCAACTATATTTTGACTTGTTATCGGGTTGTTTAAAGTTACCATTTCGCCTCACTTTGTTTTTTTAAGTGTTTCATAAGAGATTTAGGAGCGCCACATATGTCGTCTTGCCATGCTAATTGGTGACAATCGCCACCACAATACTTAAATACTTCACACTCAAAGCATTTAGGATTTCTTGCTACTTCACAAGCAACATTTTCTAATCTCTTAGGACTATTTATAAGTTCTACTAGAGGGTCATCTATAGTTCCAAAATTAAACTCGGGAGCTGCATTAGGACAACCACCTATTGTGCCAGTTGCGTTAAGTGTAAATAGTTTTTGTTCACAATCTCGGCAGAAAGTGCCTTCTTTTGTTGAACCAGTATCAAATTTTGAGTAAATTGTTTCAAAAAACTCATTATCAAACCAATCTCTTGTGTTATACTGAATAGATTGCTCGTGCATTTTTAAAAACCACTTATCTTGTTCTATATTTCTAGGAAATATCTCTGGATGCAAGTTTGCATTACCATTTCCAGTCAATCTTTCAAGTGCCATTTCTTTTACACCTAAATCTTTGACCCATTTAAGTAATTCAATAGGTTCAATTCTAATTGTGTCTTTGGTTACTGATATGAAGAGTTTAATATCAACACCTTCACTAATTAAAGTCTCTACATTCTTACGCCATAAGTTTGCTTGTTTCTCATTTGCAAATCTTATGTTAGGATCCCAACTAGTTCCACATCTATTTTTAAGTGGACCTTTAATGAAGTCAATGTGTTCTTGTTTTAGTTTAAATGTTAAGTTAGAAGTTATGCCCATTGATTGTTGAATCCACAAATCTTTTGTGTTCTCATAGACATATTGCATTTCAGACACAGGAACTAAAAACGGTTCGCCACCGTGTAGTTCTAAATGTGCTGTATCGTGTTTGTGAAAATTGTATTTTCTGAAATCTTGTAACCACTTAATGGTTTTATCTGGATTCCAATAGACTTTAGGACCATTTGAACCTGAAGTAAAACAATGTTTACAATTCAAGTTGCAGGTTTCGGTTGTTTTTAAATAAAACATCCAATTCATTATATAACTCCTATACTTAACCCCCAAGTATCTGCTTCGTTTTCAACATAATGTTTTACACCTTGTTCTATGAATATTCCTTCATCATCATATACTGGTTTAATAACACCATCTAAAGATACTTTCTTTTTGCCTTTGACAACATATAAGTAAACATCTTTATCATCTTTATGTTCTTTAAAACTAATACCTGGTTTCTGATTTACAAATAAATGAATATCTTGTCTTTTCTTTCCTGTGATATTCAATACTACTTCGTCTAAAACTTCTTTTAACCAGGCTACATCTTCTAAGCCTTCCACCTTAATAGTTTTAAATCTATCGTACTCTCTTATCCATTCTCCATAAGACATATGGTCTTTAACCTCACGGTCAAGTCCTTCTTCATCTATGTAAAATAGTTGTCTTGCTTCGTATCTAGTGTGTGATTGGATTTCTTCTTTTAATCTGGAAATCCATAAGATTGTTTGTTCGTCCATAATATATCTCCTTATTTACCAACAACAGCTTCTATAACTCTCTCTTCGTTAGAATCGTCATTGACTAAACTTTTTCCAATTAATGCACCGTTTCTTGGTTCTGCTTCAGCTCTAGCACATCCTGCAATACTACAAGATACTAACATATCGCCTTTTCTTACAGGACCACATACTCTTACTGGTACTCTTCCTGTCATTGCTACCGTAGCGGTAACACCTTCTAAACTGCCATTCATAATAAAGGCAGGTTTTTCTGATTGAACACCAATAACTTTTGTGCAATGATTTTCTGTACATATAGTTACCTCAGCTGTGCCACCTATACATAAGACGGTACCTACTGGATATTCTCTATCAGATTTATACTTTTCTGCCAAGTCAGCATATCTTGCTGATGTAGCAGTTGTTGTTAAAATATTTGTTGATGGATTGTAATATAATCCTGAATCTGCTTTTAGAACATTTGAACCTGAAGTACTATCAGCAAAAGTTAAATATCTTGTTGCGTTTTGAGTATTTTCAGTAGTTAAATCTACAGCACTTGATAATGAAGCAGTACCTGTAATAGTATTTGCAACTAAAGTGTCAACCGTTAATGTTGCAGAATTAAATCCTGATAGTTTTGCAATCGTAACCGAGTTATCAGCAATTTGTGAAGTACTTACAGCATTATCTGCTATCATAGTTTGTGTAACCGTATTCGTATCACCAGAAGTAATAAGAGTACCACTAGCGTCAGGTAGTGTAATTACATTATCTTGTGATGGGTCGTCTACTCGTAATGTAGTTTCAAAACTATTAGGAGTAGCACCTTCAAATTGCATTGAAGCACCATTGATTGTTAATCCAGCACCAACAAGTGTACCACCGGCAGATATACCACCTGTTGTATTTAATTGTTCGTTACCAAAATCAATTGTACCACTTGCAGAAGTAATTGAAGAAGTACCAATCTGTATGTTCGCAATCTCAGCTGTTGTTGCAACATCAATTGTTGATAGACCAGTTAAGTTTGTATTTAATCCGATTGTTAATGTATCTGGATTTGATACCGTTGCAGTAAGACCTGTACCACTCGCTACGGTTAATGTGTTACCAGAGGCAATACCTTGTACATTCGTTCCATCTGTTAATGTGAAACCAGCAGCTGCAATTGCAATAGCATTGATTTCGTTAACAGCACCAATTACAGAAGTAGCAGATAAAGTAGGATCCAGAGTGGCAATATCACCAAAATCTGAGGACGCTAATGCGTTAAATTCTATTCGTAATTTATCTAAACTATCTGTTTCTGTTACCTGTCTTACAGCCATTTTTATTTATCCTTACACATATTTTTTATTAAATCTTTTATTTCAAACAACTCTTGCTTTAAACTATTTATCTCTCTACACATTGACTTCATTTGGTTAA